ATAGGTTTCACTAGAAATTTATCGATAATTCGATCTCTTTCTCGTGATCCTAACTCAAAGAATGTGGAGATTTTATCTTCGAATCTTTTCAAGTATGCTGTACGAACTCTTGTGAAGAGATCGTCAGCACCTAAGATACACCATGGGAAACCGGCTTGGCCGCTTTCCATAGTGCTTCTGAATGTTAAGATTACAGATAAAAGTTTCTTACCTTTCTTGCTAAGGAAAGGGAAGAACTCCGGGGAATAAAGTTCGAAACCAGGTATACTAATTTTCCATCGTTGTTTTAGGAATGTTAAGAAATCAGGTATATTATATAAACTCTGTCTAGTTGCTAATAAAAGATCAACTGGAAGTCCGGTGATTTCGATATCACCTAGGAAGATTCGCTTTGCGAATTCTCCAAAGACTGGTTTGTTTTCACTAACAAATCCTTTGTTCATATTAATACTGACTCCTAATTTTCCCATAACTTCAACGTACTTCTGAGCTACTTGGCGCGACATTATAGCCACGTCGTCTCCTAGGATTACATATTTGTTGAAATACGGAGTTCCAGCACAAAACCTTATAATAAGGTGATGTGTTATGGAGAATGTTATCCATGAGCTAAGAGCACCTAAAGGTTGTCCGACAGCCCATCTAACGACATTTCCTTGTGGAGTCTTAAAGTTCCTTTTCGCAATAACTGTTGACCATAGTTCTCCAATTTCCTTTCCGAAGATCTTAGTAATAACGATCTTTTGAATTGAAAGTGGAAGTCTATCTGTCGCAGAAGAAAGATCAAATGAGTAACAACATCCCTCTTGGTTGGCAATCTTAACAACGTTTTGAAAGCCGTCCTCTTGGGAATATGTTGCATCATTATGTATCCTTCTAATCTTCTTCATTAATTCATCATGCAAAGCTGCAAGGGCATTTTGTGAGAAGTAGTCAATGATAGCAATATTACGCGTCTTTCCACCTCCTTCACATAGTTGAGAAATCTTACTATGGATGTAGGTTTGGTCATACATGTCATATTTATCTTTGGTTACTAATCTTTCAAATCCCTCCAGTGAGTATGAGACTAATGGATTAGTTTTGCGTAAAAGTAACTTGACAGCCTCATACAAGGGTTTATCTCGATAGAGAGCTACGAAGTCTTTATGTGCATTCTTAACGCTTGGACCATTCGGTCCGTTTCCAACTGGTGTATAACCTATGGAACTGTGAAGCTTATCTTGGTCCAATTCTACGGAACCTACCAATGCGGAGGTTGCAGGAAACCCATAAATAAAAGTAGTAAAGTCTTCTAGGAGTTTCTCAGGGACTTTGATTCCCGGTAATACAATTGCCGAGTAGTCATCGTCCGGAGGTAACCTTAAGAGTTTATACAGGTTTAACAAAGTTAATCCTA